GGTTGCCGGTTTGGCTGCCCAGATTGTGCCTTTGATTAGTATGCTTGTCGCCCGGCTGGTTCCCGTTATCGCCCAGATTATTGGTGCGGTGACGCAGGTTGCTGCCATGTTGTTGCCGGCGTTGATGCCGGTGTTGCAGGCTGTTGTGGCTGTGATACGGCAGGTTGTTGGTGTAATCATGCAGTTGGTGCCTGTTTTGATGCCTGTGATTCAGCAGATTTTGGGTGCGGTCATGTCTGTGCTGCCGCCGATTATTAGCCTTATCCGGTCGTTGATGCCCGTCATCATGTCTGTTATGCGTGTGGTGGTGCAGGTTGTTTCGGTTGTGTTGCAGGTGGTGGCCCGCATTATTCCGGTTGTGATGCCGATTGTGACAGCTGTGATTGGGTTTGTTGCACGTATTCTTGGCGCTATTGTGTCTGCTGCAGCCCGCATTGTTGGGACTGTCACCCGTGTCATTTCATGGGTTGTGAATCATTTAGTGTCTGGCGTGAGGTCTATGGGTACGGCCATCTTGAATGGCTGGAATCATATTAGAGCGTTTACGTCTGCGTTTATTAACGGTTTCAAGTCGGTGATTTCTGGCGGCGTGAACGCTGTTGTGGGGTTTTTTGCGCGGCTGGGTTCTTCTGTTGCTTCTCATGTGAGGTCTGGTTTTAATGCGGCCCGTGGTGCTGTTTCTTCTGCGATGAATGCTATCCGGGGTGTTGTGTCTTCGGTGGCGTCTGCTGTTGGCGGGTTTTTCGGGTCGATGGCGTCTAGGGTTCGTAGTGGTTCTGTGCGCGGGTTTAATGGTGCCCGGAGTGCGGCTTCTTCTGCTATGCATGCTATGGGGTCCGCTGTGTCTAGTGGTGTGCATGGTGTGCTGGGTTTTTTCCGGAATTTGCCTGGCAATATTCGGCGTGCGCTTGGTAATATGGGGTCCTTGTTGGTGTCTGCTGGCCGTGATGTGGTGTCTGGTTTGGGTAATGGGATCCGGAATGCTATGAGTGGCCTGTTGGATACGGTGCGTAATATGGGTTCTCAGGTTGCTAATGCGGCGAAGTCGGTGTTGGGTATTCATTCCCCGTCGAGGGTGTTTCGTGACCAGGTTGGCCGGCAGGTTGTTGCCGGTTTGGCTGAGGGGATCACCGGGAATGCGGGTTTGGCGTTGGATGCGATGTCGGGTGTGGCTGGTCGGCTGCCTGATGCGGTTGATGCCCGGTTTGGTGTGCGTTCGTCTGTGGGCTCGTTTACCCCGTATGGCAGGTATCAGCGTGCGAGCGAGAAGAGTGTTGTGGTGAATGTGAATGGGCCTACGTATGGTGATCCTAACGAGTTTGCGAAGCGGATTGAGCGGCAGCAGCGTGACGCTTTGAACGCGTTGGCTTACGTGTGATTGGGGGTGTTGTTCATGTTTCTTCCTGACCCGTCTGATCGTGCCGGTTTGACTGTTACCTGGTCTATGTTGCCGTTGATTGGTAATGATCCGGAGCGTGTGCTTCATTTGACGGATTATACGGGTGCGTCTCCTGTCATGTTGTTGAATGATTCGCTGCGCGGTTTGGGTGTTCCTGAGGTGGAGCATTTTTCTCAAACACATGTTGGGGTGCACGGCTCGGAGTGGCGCGGGTTTAATGTGAAGCCTCGCGAGGTGACGTTGCCGGTGCTGGTGTCGGGTGTTGACCCGGATCCGGTGGGCGGGTTTCGTGACGGTTTTTTGAAAGCCTATGACGAGTTGTGGTCTGCTTTTCCTCCTGGCGAGGAGGGGGAGTTGTCTGTGAAGACTCCTGCCGGTCGTGAGCGTGTGCTGCGGTGCCGGTTTGATTCGGTGGATGACACGTTTACGGTTGATCCGGTGAACAGGGGTTATGCGCGCTATCTGTTGCATTTGACAGCTTATGACCCGTTTTGGTATGGGGATGAGCAAAAGTTTCGTTTCAGTAACGCGAAGTTGCAGGATTGGCTGGGTGGCGGCCCTGCCGGCAAGGATGGCACGGCGTTTCCTGTGGTGTTGACGCCTGGTGTTGGTTCGGGTTGGGATAACCTGTCTAATAAGGGTGATGTGCCTGCGTGGCCTGTGATTCGTGTTGAGGGCCCGTTGGAGTCGTGGTCTGTGCAGATTGATGGTTTGCGTGTGTCTTCGGATTATCCTGTCGAGGAGTATGATTGGATCACTATTGATACGGATCCTCGTAAACAGTCTGCGTTGTTGAATGGGTTTGAGGATGTGATGGATCGTTTGAAGGAGTGGGAGTTTGCCCCGATTCCGCCTGGCGGTTCTAAGAGTGTGAATATTGAGATGGTTGGTTTGGGTGCCATTGTTGTGTCGGTGCAGTACAGGTTTTTGAGGGCTTGGTGAATAGTTGATGGCTGGTCTTGTTCCGCATGTAACATTGTTTACGCCGGATTATCGCCGTGTGGCGCCTATCAATTTTTTTGAGTCGTTGAAGTTGTCGTTGAAGTGGAATGGTTTGTCGACGCTGGAGTTGGTGGTGTCTGGGGATCATTCTAGGCTTGACGGGTTGACTAGGCCGGGTGCACGGCTGGTTGTTGATTATGGTGGTGGCCAGATTTTTTCTGGGCCTGTGCGTCGGGTGCATGGTGTGGGTCCTTGGCGTTCTTCGCGGGTGACTATCACGTGTGAGGATGATATTCGCCTGTTGTGGCGTATGCTGATGTGGCCTGTGAATTATCGTCCTGGTTTGGTTGGTATGGAGTGGCGTGCGGACAGGGATTATGCTCACTATTCGGGTGCTGCGGAGTCGGTGGCTAAGCAGGTGTTGGGGGATAATGCTTGGCGTTTTCCGCCTGGTTTGTTTATGACCGATGATGAGAGTCGTGGCCGCTATATTAAGGATTTTCAGGTGCGGTTTCACGTGTTTGCTGATAAGTTGTTGCCGGTGTTGTCGTGGGCTCGGATGACTGTCACGGTGAACCAGTTTGAGAATGCGAAGTTTGATCAGCGTGGTTTGGTGTTTGATTGTGTGCCTGCTGTGACACGGAAGCATGTGTTGACTGCCGAGTCTGGTTCGATTGTGTCGTGGGAGTATGTGCGTGACGCCCCTAAGGCTACGTCTGTGGTTGTGGGTGGCCGCGGCGAGGGTAAGGATCGGCTGTTTTGTGAGGATGTTGATTCGATGGCCGAGGATGACTGGTTTGATCGTGTCGAGGTGTTTAAGGATGCCCGTAACACGGATTCTGAACATGTGCATCTCATCGATGAGGCTGAGCAGGTGCTGTCCGAGTTAGGGGCCACGTCGGGGTTTAAGATCGAGTTGGCTGAGTCGGATGTGTTGCGGTTTGGGCCAGGCAATCTGATGCCGGGTGATCTTATCTATGTGGATGTGGGTTCTGGCCCTATTGCGGAGATTGTGCGGCAGATTGATGTGGAGTGTGATTCGCCTGGTGATGGTTGGACCAAGGTGACTCCTGTTGCGGGGGATTATGAGGATAATCCGTCGGCCTTGTTGGCTCGTCGTGTGGCTGGTTTGGCTGCGGGTGTGCGGGATTTGCAAAAGTTCTAATTGTTAGGGGTGTATTGTGGGTATTGTGTGTAAAGGGTTTGATGGTGTGTTGACCGAGTATGATTGGGCTCAAATGTCTGGTCTGATGGGTAATATGCCGTCCGTGAAAGGGCCGAACGATTTTCGCGTCGGCACTACTGTTCAGGGTGCCACGGTGTTGTGTGAGGTCCTGCCGGGGCAGGCTTGGGCTCACGGGGTGATGTGCACGTCGAATAGTGTTGAGACGGTGACGGGGCAGCTTCCGGGCCCGGGGGAGACCCGCTACGACTATGTGGTGTTGTCTCGGGATTGGGAGCAGAACACGGCCAAGTTGGAGATTGTTCCTGGGGGGCGTGCGGAGCGTGCCCGTGACGTGTTGCGTGCGGAGCCTGGCGTGTTCCATCAGCAGCTACTGGCTACTTTGGTGGTGTCGTCTAACGGGTTGCAGCAGCAGCTGGATCGGCGTGCTGTAGCGGCTAGGGTGGCGTTTGGCGAGTCTGCTGCGTGTGATCCTACCCCTGTGGAGGGTGATCGTGTGATGGTGCCTTCGGGGGCTGTGTGGGCTAACCATGCTAGTGAGTGGATGCTACTGTCTCCGAGGATTGAGACGGGCACTAAGTCGATCATGTTTGGCGGGTCTGCTGTGTATGCTTACACGATCCCGTTTGATCGCCAGTTTACGTCTCCGCCTGTTGTGGTGGCGTCTATGGCTACGGCGGCTGGGGGTACGACACAGATTGATGTGAAAGCCTACAATATTACTACCAAGGATTTTGGTTTGGCGTTTATTACGAATGATGGTTCTAAGCCGAATGGTGTGCCTGCGGTGGCTAACTGGATTGCTGTGGGCGTGTGACCGGGCTGTTGTTGTGGCGGATGGTGTGATGTTGGGGG